TAATATACTAGTACACAGTAATCAGGACGAAGTGTTGCTTGAATTGTTACAAGTCCGTCTTCTCCGTATGCTAACGATTGGAAGTCGGCCTTTGTTAAGAAACAACCAACCATAATCCATTTTTCAACAACAACACCTGTTGGGTCTAACATCTGTAATGTAACGTCTTTTTTATAACCCGCAGCATAACCCATACGACCTGTTACAGATTCAGCATGAAGACGAACCCATTCCATAAGTGCCTGAGAGGCTGATGGCCCAATAGGGTCACGGAAAGTTACCGAAATTTCTCCCCAAGTGTATCTACCTGCCACATATCTTTCTGTATTTAAAAAAGGAATTGGGGTAGAACCTATGGTAATTGCAGGTCTTGATGCAGACTCAACGTACCATTCATTGATACCAAGTTCACTTGGGAAACTTAAAATGAACCTGTTTTTCCTTTTTGGTTCATAAGGTATCGGCATTTTCATTAATAAATCAGCCATAGTATTTTTTGTTTTTTAAATTTTTTATTTCTTTCTGTTTTATATACTATAAATAGTTTTGTTTTAAAATTTTTCTATTTACTTTAATTTTTTTTTTATGAAACTTAACTAAATCCAGTTAATAAATATTATCCATCATACTTTTTTCTTTCTCCTCCATGAGTTGATACAAATTGAATTATATTTTCTGGTCTTTTTGCAAGTTTTCCATGAGTAAATTCTAGATTTTTCTTATCATCATCTGAAAAATATATTTTTGGAATAAATCTATTTGAAATTTTGTTTTTAAGAAATCCTTGTTTATGCAAATATTCTGAAATGTATTTTACATAACTTTCAAATTCTTTTAAAGCTTCTAATTTTCCTTTTTCGGGGCTTTGTGCCGAACCTGAACCAAAAGTTACTGGATAATATTTGTTCATATCCATATAAGTCTCAATAAGTTGTTCATCTGACATATCTTCTTCTCCAGCTATGTCCCTAAATTTTCTAAGGTTTCTAACAAGTTCTTTTTTAGAAATTCCCTTAAAATTAAGTTCAATCATATTTTCGATTGCTTGTCTTATAACTAATGGAGAATGTCCTCTAGCGGTCACTATTGAAAAAATGGACCCATTATTAACTGCCTTTACAAAATCGTCCCATGCGGGGCCTGGTTTAGCCAAAATTGAGTCAATGATAAATCTCTTATCTCCTTTGGTTGAGAAGAACCTAAATGGGTCTGGTGCAAATCCTTTAATCATTTTACCCTTATACTCAAAAGTTTCTTTACCTATTTGGTGTCTATGTTCAGCAAAATCTTCGGTAGACATACCGACCTCATCCCCGTTTTCGTCCATTAATATAATTTGAGTTGGCATTATCATGATATTATCATCCCAATCAAATGCATAATACTCAATATCAGGGGTTGTTTCTTCTTTAAAATTTTCTACAAGAATTACTTTCATACTTTATAAATATATTAAAAATAAAAAACCCCCGTTTCCGAGGGTTTTTAAATTTATATTTAATTTTATTAAACGTTTTCAAAACTTGCACCTTGTGGGGTGATTACGAACTCAATGTCAATAAATTCAAGAGCTTTAGTTGGCTTCAAGAAGATACGTCCTGACATTTGGTTAGAATCTAATTCCTCAGGTGTACTAGAAACGGTTACACGGAAATCTGTGATACCTCTGTCTCTTCTGATAGCATCCAAGATTGGGTTTACAGAATCCAAGAACTGTTGTCTTACAACTGCGTCGTTTTGTTCAAACAACAATCTGATTGCGACTGCTGAAATCAACTTACGAGCCTGTAACAATAATCTTCTAACGTTAATTCTGTCAAGAGGACTTTCTTTAATTTGTGTAGTTTTATTACCCCAAATTACTGTTCCAACATCATTGAAGGTTGCAATCGGATTAATTCTACCTTGATAAAGAGTGTCTCTGTCAAGTTGTGTTAGACGTTTTCTTGCTCTTACAGAGTTTACAATACCTCTTGTGTAACCTGCGGTTGCGAACCAAGGGAATGAAATATTATCTGTAAGTGCTAAGTTACGACAAACTTCTGCAGTTGGTGGGATATAGATTTGTGTATTTGTAACAGTATCTCTTGTTAATACCCAAGGGTAATAAGTAACTGTGTAGTTTGAATCGATATCTTCAGTTGCCAAATCATCAACCGCATCTTGTGGATAAATTAAGTTATCTAAAGACGCTGATGGTTGATAAAGGTCAAAGTCAGGGGTTGTCATAACATAAATTGAGTCAGCTCTATCAATCTCAACCATATCAATTGCCGCTTTAACAAGTTGATAGTTGTTAGTTGAGTCAATACCTGGAGTTGCCAAAACGTTAATGTTAATAACTGTTGGGTTTTGGAAAGTTTGAATACCTAGCTTATATGCGTAGAAGTCAGTATTTCCATAGTCCGCAGTATTATCTTCAACTACGATTTGTCTAAATGCTCCCCAACCTGTTGCGTTAGGATATGAAGGACAAGCAGCAAGTGCTCCATATAGATATTTTAATTTACCTAACTGATAGTCATCAGTGTTAGTTCTATTTTCTCTATATACATCCCATCCGTCAAAACCTCCATAAGCCAATACTGTAAACTTACGAGAATAAGTTCTGTAGTATGGGTCATTAGAATCAAGTGGGTCAGATTGGAATGAAGCCGCTCCAACTTCAAAAGCCGGCATTCCACTTGTAGAATAAGCCGAAGCAATTTTTACAACAGTTGCTCCACTATCCATGTGAAAACCTTTTGTAAGTTTTGTCCAATTTGAGTATGTTTGCTCATAACAAGTAAATCCTGATGGAGTTTGTTTTCCTTTATAATCAAAGAAGTCATTATCCCAACCAACAGTATCTGAGAATCCAAGATATACTCTTCTGATATTTTCTCCATTACTTAAAACTGAGTTGTCTGCTCCTGCACTAGTTCCAAATGGAGGATTATATATTGTCTCACCAGGGAAGAAATACTTAGTTTTATAAATTGGAATAATCTCAGGTTTAACAAGAGTATTATCATAAGTTCTAACAAGATATCCTTCAAAACCACAAGGAAGTGCGTCTGTTGGAGCATCAGGATTAACCTCAATCATAATTCTTTTAGAAATAATTGCGTATTGACCGTCTTGACTACCAATTTTCTTAGCTACGTAGTTGTTTTGTGATGGGTCCATAGAACAATTTGTATACTTTTCTAAAACAACTGGATTTGAATCAGTGTCATTAAAGTCCCTTACCAAAACATCGAAAGTGTTATTATCAAAAGTCATATTTGCTAAAGACACTTTAACTTCTGTGTTGGCAGCATCACCGTCTGAAATTGTTATATATCTGAATAGTTGATAGATTGTATTACCACGTAATTCAGAAACAACCCAAGGAGAATAAGCTGTTTGATATCTTTCAAGATAGTTTGCAATAGATGTTGAAGATAAAGTATTTGCTCTTGGTAAATCTTCTAAAGTACAACTCAAACCTCTAATATAACCTTTGTTATATGCCCAATTTAAAGTTGTTGGGTAACTCTCTTCAACAAAAATTGGGATGTCCGCTCTTTCTTTTGAGAAGTTACCTGTTCCTAATACTTTAGGAATAAAGTTTGCTTGGGTACTATCCATAGAAACTTCAAAACTAAATGCCTTTGAGTTGTATTGTGAACCTGAAATCAAGAAAGTACTGAAAGGATTTTTGGTTACCGCTGAATACGCTCCAGTACAAACCATAGATACGTCAGAAAGACCTGTTACTTGATAAGTTTGTCCATTTGATGTTGATGTATATTCAGTAATACCTCTAGACCTTAAAGTTGCAACTACTATTTCATTATAACCAGAATATGATGTTCCTGTAAATGTATAATAACTACCTGAAACAGTTCCTGTGAATGTTCCACTACCATTAGTTCCAAAATTACTTCCCATTACAGTGTAAAATGAATAACCTTGGTAATTTTGACCTGTTGTAGGGTCAAAAGTTGCATAATACCAAACATCGTTATTTGCGTCACTATAAGAAACCGCACTTAAAGACAAAGTATCTAATCCAAAAGAATTTGTTACATTTGAATATGTTGAAGTTACTGTGTTAAAATCTGCCGAAGTTATTGGTCCCCAAAAGTCAGATGTTGTTGCAGACAAAGAATTTGTATTAACAATTGCCCTAATAAAACTATTAAGGTCAGATTGGATGCTCGAACTACTACCATTAAATTTGGTATAATTTGAAGTAAAATCAGATAACATAGGTGTCCCTACGAAACCAGCAGTTGAGGTTCCATAAGTGTATGAACCTGCCGTTGTTGCAGTAAATGGTAATGTGAAAGTCGTAGGAGAACCCGATAAACCAATGGTAGACGTGTCTACATTTGCTATTGTTTTAATTGACCAAGATGGACCAGCGTCATAACCTGAAAGTCCTAAAACTCTTGAGACAAATAGTTGATTTGATTGTTGTAAATAAGCTTTAGCAATATATGCTAATTCATATTTAGGAATTTGTGTGTTCACAAATTTTTCAGGTGAAGTATCCCCGAAATAAGCGGTAAACTCATCATAGTTTGTCACAAATATCGGCTCAAAGGCTGGTCCTTTGAGGGTTTCGCCCGCTACACCAAGAGTTGTAACACCGACACTTTGAGCAACAAATGATAGTTCACTTTCGGTAGTATAAACACCCGGAGAAACGAATACTTTGTTTGATGTTGCCATTTAATTAATTTTTTAAACGATTTATTTTATAGATAAATATTATAGAAAATTAGAAAGTTTTTTTGTTTTCAAATCTATTTACTGGGAAGTATGAATTAATTCTACCTTTTTTCTACCATGAAAATCAAGAATCTTAAAATATCTGAAGAATCACATCTTATACTTAAAAAGTATTGTCAAAAAAAAGGATTAAAGATTCACAAGTTTATTGAGAATTTAATACTTGAAACCTGTAAAGAAAAAAAAGATTTATATGGTGAAAATTAAACCAACTTAGTAATCAGTTTTACTGATGAAGGTTTGTTAACATCTGATTTTGTGATATCAATTTTTAAAACATCATTTGTATTAATCTCCAATTTTGAAGTTGGTGAATTAATAGCATTTGTCCCAAAATATAAATTGTTAACATATAAATTATAACTTGTAACATTTGTTAAATTTTCTAAAGTTAAATTAGCGGTATATTCAAATGTTTTAGTTTGTGATGTTACAGATAATGGGAATTCAAAAGATTCATTATATATTGTTGTATTACCAGGTATTTGTCTTGGTTTTTTAATTCTTTTAGAATCGGACCCAACCTCAAAAAGAGCAAGTGTCCTACTAACTGCAGGTTTTACCTCAAATTCATTTTCATCAATTAAAAATCCCATTAGAGTAAAATTGTAACTTTGCATGTAAAATTTTCTTTTCTCAACATCCATTACCGATTCGTCAGAAATATCATCCATTATTATTGGAATATAATGTCCTTTGATTTGTGTATACGCTTGTCTTGAAGAAAATTTTTCAATTACTTTTTTATTAAATGCATTAAGTTCTCTCATTCTGTTACAAATTATTTTAACAGAATACTTTATATCAACAGGAACTGGCTGTGGGATTGTATAAACATCCATTCCTTTTCTACCGTCACTTCCCCAAGTTGGGACCATTGCATAAAAGAATTGTCTCCTGTTAGGTATGGTATATTGTAATGATGGTGTTGACCCATATTTTACTTCAGGTGTTCTTACAGTTGTGATAAATGGAGGAACTATATTTTTATCTAAATCATTAAAATTCCAAGTTTGGGTAAATTGAGCCCAATTTTGAGTTGTTATTAATATATCTAACACAGGAACTTTTTTACCTTCTGAAACAATACCTAATTCTTCTTTAACAAAGTCCAAAAATCCCCTATCCAAATCTTCATGTAAAATTGATTTTGGTAAATACGTCCCATGTTCTTGAATTTTATCAAGTAACTCTTGTCTTCTTGCTGGACCAAATAATTGTGGTTCAAGACTGATATCTTTTTTTATTTTTTTAGGTAATGACATTATAATCCTCTAAATTCATCTTGGTTTACAGGAACCGCAATAATGGTCCTATAAAATGGTTTGTAACCACCATAAGTATGTTTGTTATCGGATACTACACGTCCATCATTTGCAACAGAATAGTATCTAACCTTGTTCTCTGTCTCATAATATCCAACGTAATCCCCAAATTCTATATCAATTCCGAGTTCATCCAAATGTGTCTGATATACAGAAATTCTAATGTTACCTGGTTCCATTTGGTCAAGTTTAGAAGTACCAAGGAATTTATTTTCAGGTGCGGATACTTGAACAAACGCCTTAAACTCAACAGGAGGATGAAACTTAATTGAATCTTTTCCGGCTTCCCCGTAAACGTCATCAGTGTTTGTTTTAGTTTTATCAACCCGATATAATACAAGAGTAAAATTCATATCACCCTCAAGCCATTCTCTACCCATTCCGACATCTAAATCAAAATCCTCGGCTCCGAAAAATTTATTTAATCTTGTAATTGGAACATTTCTTTGTGACATATTGATAAATATCTAATTTTAAATTATAATTAAGATAGTGCAAGAATCTGTTGACATTAGAAGTATTGAACAGAAAGCCCTACAAATTTTAGAAGAGTACAAGGGCTCAAATAACTATATTTTAAAGTTAAAACAACAGCATGCAGTAAACCCAAAGTTTATTCCGACAAGAGCTCAATGCGACTATATTGTTGGATTTAATCAAGTAGAACCTAAGGTTGCGAAAAAATGGGTTGAGATTGATTCATATTTTGCAAAAAAACTTGTTGATGATAATCCATTCATTAAGGAACCTGATAAAATTTATGTTGAAAAACTTCTTGTAGAAAAAGACAAGTCATATCACATTTGGGGTAAAATTTTTAGTGGGGATACTGTTCATGATTTTTGGATTCCTAAAACAGCAATTCATAAAGCAAACACAAGAAACGTAGAAATTGATTGGGACAAATATTCCCACAGGCCTCCTCTTAATCACCAAAAAGAATGTATTATTAAATTACTTCAAAATGACAAATACATTGTTGCGGATGATATGGGTCTTGGAAAGACAACTTCTACTGTTATTTCATCTATTGAAAGTGGTACAAAAAAGATTTTAATTATTTGTCCTGCAACACTCAAGATAAATTGGAAAAGGGAAATTGCTCTTTATACTGATGAATCAACCTATATTGTTGAAAGTAAAAAATGGGAAGAAGGCCACAAATATTATATTATAAATTATGATATAATGAAAAACTTTCATGAGCCAAAGTCAAAAGAATCTGTTTTGATGAAAGAAAATTTTGATTTGGTTGTAATTGATGAGGCTCACTATATCTCAAACCCACAAGCTCAAAGAACAAAAATTATAAATGATTTGGTTGGGAATTCTGAAAGACTTTGGCTTTTAACAGGAACTCCGATGACATCCCGCCCGATGAATTATTACAATCTTCTAAATTTAATTGAAAGCCCTGTTGCCGCAAATTGGATGGCTTATGCTATAAGATATTGTGCAGGTTATCAGTTTTCAGTTGGTGGAAGAAAAGTTTGGAATGTAAATGGAGCCTCAAATCTTGAGGAGTTACGAGATAGAACTTCCCGTCACGTAATTCGCAGATTAAAAACTGAGGTATTAGATTTACCTGATAAAATCATTACTCCACTTTACCAAAGACTAAGTTCAAGATTGTATGAAGAACTTATGGGTGAATACTATGATTGGTACACAAATAAAAAAGAAGAATCAAAATCTTTAACAATTCAATTCTCAAAACTTACAAAAGTTAGACAGGTAATTGCTGATGAAAAAATTGCAACTACGATTGAAGTTGCTGAAAACATCATCGAGCAAGGAAAAAAAGTTATAATCTTTTCAAACTTTACTGAACCCCTTCAAAAAATTCACGAACATTTTAAAAAACAATCAGTTTATTTAGATGGTTCAACATCAAAACCCGCAAGACAAAAAGCTGTGGATGATTTTCAAGAAAACGATAAAGTAAAAGTTTTTTGTGGTAATATTAAAGCTGCGGGGGTCGGTATTACCTTAACTGCTGCTGAGGCGGTTATTATGAATGACCTTTCATTTTTACCTTCAGACCACGCCCAGGCTGAGGATAGGGCATATAGATACGGTCAAAAAAATAATGTTTTAGTTTATTATCCAATTTTTGAGAACAGCATTGAGGGGGCAATCTATGATATTTTATCAAGAAAGAAACAAATCATAGGAACTGTTATGGGAGACATCGAAGAGTCAGAATCTGATATTGTTGAGCAAATCTTAAAAGAAATCAGTAATAGATGAGTATTTATTGTTGATGCGTTATTTAGAACTTATTTCGGAAAATTTACAAAAACAAATTCTTGGCGAAGAACCAAATGAAATAGAGTATTTTATCAATGAAGCTAAGACTATTGGTATTGATAGATTACCTTACTCTTACGCAGCAATCAGGAGATTTATTGACCCTGAGACGATGAAAATACATTACCAAAGACACTATAAAGGTTATGTAAAAAAATTAAATTCTGCATTACGTAAAAAAGATTATGGTGATGTTGAACTCGAGAACATTGTAAAACAAATATCAAAGTATAATACAACAATAAGAAATAACGCTGGTGGAGCGTTTAATCACGCATTGTTTTGGAAAATGCTTTCACCTAAATTCCAACAACCAAATGGTCCGATACTTGAAAAAATTAAATCACAATTTAAAACTTATAGAAATTTTAGGACTTTATTTGAAAAAGAAGCTAAAAAAAGATTTGGTTCAGGTTGGGTTTGGCTTGTTGTAAAAGAAAACGGTAGTTTAAAAATTATGACAACCCCAAACCAAGACAATCCACTTATGAATATTTTTGAACAAGGAGGATTCCCAATATTAGGTTTAGATTTATGGGAACACTCTTATTATTTAAAATATCAAAACAAAAGAGACGATTATATTCGTAACTTTTGGGAAGTGGTTAATTGGAAGTTTGTAAATGAATTATATCTTAAAAAAACTAAAAAAGATAAAAAACTTGTGAGGGAGTCATACCAGTCAAACAAAAGTGATTTTGCCAAGTACTCATCGATTTTTAGCAAAAATGAAGAATTAATGCTTCGTCACGCTAAATGTATTATGAATATTTTTAGAAACGCATATCCTAATAATTTTTATAAATGGGGAGAATATTGCCCCGATTGTCGTTCGGGTCTGTATGATTTAGAGAAACCTGGTCGTTCAGTTTTAAACAAATTGACCTCAAATATTTACGGATTTGTAATACTTCTTAATGATGTTAATACTGTATTAGAAAAAACAGGTCAACCAAAAATAATAATTGATGAAACAAATATTAATGAACATAGTCATCAATTAGACAGATTATGCCAGATGCTAAATAGATATGGTAGTAGAATTTTCCCTAAATCAAAAACTGCGGATAATATTTGGAGATTATTAAGTACCACCCACGAAAAAGGTGAAAAATTAGAAAATGAAATTGTAAAAAGATTAAATGATAAGTTTGGTAAGGGAACCGCCTCTGTTAATGCCGGACTTGGGGTATCTTCAGATTTTGAGGGATTGGATGCTACATTAAATCTTGACGGGGTTGAGTACACTAGTCAAATTAAACCTATAGAAAAATTAAAGTTTGGTGATGGGGTTTTTATAATTAAAATAAAAGGACGTGTTGCTAAGTATAATACAGACCTTTTGGTTTTTGGAAATTCTGGTGAACCAATTTATATATTTAAAAATGAAAATGTCGATTCAACATCGGACTTCTACAAAATACCTCAAGAAAATTTATTATTAAAAGTAGATTGATATTTATATATTAAATATCAATAATATGTCAGTCATTTCTGAACCCGAAAGAAGTCAACTTTATACAAAAGTTAGACACGTACTTGGAGCTCCACTTCGCTCAATTGAACTTGAGGATGAACAGCTCGACACAATCTTGGAATTTTCAATTGGGGATTATTCTCAGTATATTCAAGATTGGTTAATTGAATCTCAATGGACCTCTCTTTATAATTTGAATATGGACAACCAATCCTTGGCTCAAGCTTTTATTACAAGAAGTTTTGATTATGAACAAAGATATCAGTATTCATACTCAAAGATTGTTGGTCTACAAAGCAACGGACCTTGGGTTTTGAAAAAAGATTACATTGAACTTGAGCCTAACAAACAAGTTTATGAGATTCCAGCAAACAGAGAAGTTAATGAACTTTTATGGTACACACCAGCAACATTATCAAATACATTTTTTGACCCATATAGTTTTGGAACTCTTGGTGGGTACGGTATGGGTGGGCCTGCTGGTTTTTCTCAGATGGGTTATACTGGCTCATACTTTATGATGCCGGCATTTGATATGATGCTTCGAATGCAAGAAACTAATATTCAGAGAAGAATTATTGCTGGTGATAAGACATATAGAATCACTGCACTTCCTGATGGAAAAAAAGGAATACATTTGATGCAAACACCTGGTGGAAAATTTGACTTTGGTAATTCATCATTAATGAACGGTAAAGTTTGGTATTGGTATTATGACACTGAAGGTAAGGATAGGGATGCTTGTTTAAAGGCAAATCCTGATATCATTAAACTTCCATCTATGTTCCAATCGATTCTATGTCTTGGTCAGATTTAAACAACCCGTCCCAACAATGGGTTAGAAGATATTTTATTTCAAGTTGTAAAGAAACCCTATCAAAAGTTAGAGGAAAATACTCGGGAAACTTGAAAACTCCTGACTCTGAGCTTACTATGGATTACGCCTCTCTCGCAACTGAAGGAAAAGATGAAAAAACAAAACTTATTGAGGAACTTATAGGAGCTGAAGGTAAATTAACAAGATTAAAACCTGAAAAGGTTATGGAAAGAGAAGCGTTAATTGCTGAGAACTTAAACAAGCAATTAAAGTTTAGAGCTTTCCCAAGAAACTTATATGTAATTTAATATGGCATTACAACGTTCAATACCTAACCAAAGAATTATTGCGGGACAAGCTATTAATACTTCAGAAATTACATTTGTATCAAATCCAAGTTATACAACTGAAGGTGAGGCATTAATAGTAACAAAAGAACTTGAGTCAATTGATATTCTTTTAGATTCCTCAACAACAGACCACGTAATTGTTAAAGCGTTAACTAAAACAAAAATTAAACCTGTATGGGGTTTAATTGATGAAGAATATTCTGAAATTAACATAGGTAAAGGAGCCTGTGTTGAATTGTATTTTTCATTTGGAAATTGGTATATCGTATCATCTGACGGAATAAAGATGGAAGAGTTAAACTAACTCTTCCCATCCTTCTTCAGCAAAGTCGTAAATGTGATTTGGGTTCCCATTTATTGAATCCCAAAATTTACATTCTTCAGGAGACATTTTTAAGACATCCTCAACTTTATCTTGGTCCCCATCCTCAAAAGGGACACCATTTATTAATTTACATTGTTCTTTTGTAAAAATACCTCTTTCTTCGGGTTTATCTACAATAAGATTACTTCTAACTTCTTCACCAAATACAATTAAAAGAGGCTCAATCCTTTTATTAAAAGTAGTGATTGCCCTAGGAACATTATAATCACCTAACATATCAGGATTAGATTCTAACTCACTTTGATTTAATCTGTAACAATTAAGTTGGACTACAGAACCAACGATATCTGAAAATGCTATTTGATACGCCAAGTCTGTTGGAATTCCTGTATTGGCTTCCTTATTTGTCGCATCGCTACGAACCCAGTTGTCATCATCCCAAGATTGTTCCCATCCATTTTTTTGTAAAAATTTTACCTTTTCTTTTATATCTTCATTGGTTTTGAAAAATATATCTAATTGTTCTTGAGACCATCCTTTTTTTGGTTTATTAACCTTTTGAACATCTCCGTGTGACGCTTTTAATCCATTATTAACATAATAAATTACATCACCAAGATTAACCGCAATCTCATCTCGGATTGCAAGTTCCATATGGGCCATTCTTGACATTTCATTTCCTGCTTTGGTCTTCTCCTTTGAGCGTTTTTTGTAATCATCCATAGACAATTTAACCTTCGCTCTTTGGGCAACTTTCATAAGTGGAATTTGTTTGTCATAGATTTTTTGTAAGTATTCATAATACCACTCCACAAATTCTTGTCCGTTACCATCAAGTAACATCTTAATACCCTTATCCAAAAAGTCCTCAATATAAAGTGGGAGTTTTTTACTCTTGATGGAATTACCTGTAAGTTTAATCTTACCGTTATGTTCCATTGTTGCATAATTCTTACGAGCAATATTCATACAAGATTTCCACGTTCCATCGCAATCAAGTCCCATAGCCCCTTTCATAAACATATCATTAAACTCGGCAACATCAGCGTCGTATCCTGTATATTCTTTCCCCTCTTTAACTAACCAATTATTACCTTTACCGATATATTTTCTATCATCAACACCACCTTCAGGTAAGCTAAAATTAACTCCATCGGTATCGAGAACAAGGGGCGTATATCCTTTAGATATAAAAAAATTCATCATTTGCCTTAAATACTGACGACCAGTACACGTAATCATCTGTCCTTTGTCCATGTCTCCCCAATGAAAAACTTGAGGTGCAGATAATGCCCCAAATAAAGAATTAATGAATATCTTAATTGGAAGTTGCTTTCTATCAAAAGAAAGTGATTGTTTCTTGTCTATTAATGAATATTCCTTTGCAAGATTCTTATACTTGATACGAGTGTTACGGAAATAGTTGAGCA